TCAATCGTAGGGCAGATATGATCGTGGAGAGACTTACTAAGGTTGAAGAGGATGTTGTCAATATTGAAAGACCACAGAGAAGAATATTTGGTAGTGTGATATCACAGTTTACTACCATAAACAATAGTATGCAAGAGATGAGGGATCTCATCAATCGAGATATACGAGAGAAGAAAAAGTATTATAGAGAAGAGACAAAGATATTACAACAAGACTCTAGGAACCTACAAGTTCTAAACATGAGTTTTGGTAGAAGGGTAGCAGCAGGTGCTCTTGGTATATACGGTCTATCACAATTACAGAAAGGTAACTTAGGAGAGGGTGCCACTGGCATAGGTGGTGCTGCTGCATTGTTGACTCCTGAGATTCTTGGTGTAATAAGCAATGTTGTTGTAACAAAACTAGCAGCGAGTGGTCTCATGGGTAGAGGTGGTGCTGCTGGCACGATGGGCACAAGAGTGGCAGGTGCTTCAAGACTAAGGAACCCTCTTCTCATCACTGCTGCACTTGCTGCATCATTGATTTTACCAGGTCTAATAAGTTCAAATCAAAACGCTGATAGAAGGAGACAAATCACCGCTTCTAGAACCATACGTGGTCAAGAGACAATAAGCAAACCAGATGTCGATAGGTTCAGATTGATACTAGCGAGATTTGATTCTATACTATCCAATTTATCACTTGAAAGAAAATTAAGAGGTAGACAAGATATTGATCAAAGAATTTTAGATGAGGGAGAGAATTTTGAGGACGACGACAAGAAAAAGAAAGAGAAAGAGACTCCTGAAATAACGGGTGATGATAGTGGTGAACTCAAAATAGATAACGTAGATATGATGAGAGATGAAGACGATAAGGAAGAGAAGAAAGGTTTCTTTGACGGTTTCAAGAACTTCTTTAATTTTGGTAGAAATAAAGAGGTAGGTCAGATAGATGCTGAAACTGATAATACGATAGCATTTACCGACCAGTCAGTCACTGGTGGTGATCTCAATGTAGAGGGTGGTAAAATTACAAACTTGTTCAATAGTTCATCAAGTCTAATATCAATGGAGATGATAGAGAGTGGTACAACTGAAAGTGCGTCAGATATATTACCAAATATGAGTATTGAGATGATGAGTAATGAAATATTATCTGGGGGTAGTGGTGAAACACAAATAATAAATCTTGGCAAGACCTGTATTTGTGTCAGTGGGTACAAAGTTCAAGAGTATTGATAAATTTGAGTCTGCTTCTTCACTTCGCACATGGGGTGCCTTCTCATGATTGAAAGGAAGGTAAGAAATTTAGGTGCAGAGGTATCAAGAGCATCTATATTTCTCTCAAGAAATCTAGCTTCATCAATCACTGTAGAGAGATCATTAGAGAAGAAGTCACTTGATCTCAAAAAGAAGATCGTAGAACAAAGAGGTCGTACACTAAGAGCGATAGGGTCAAGAGATAAAGACTCAGGAATATCAGGCGGTATAGGCGGTGCACTTGGTTTACTCGGTATAGGGGCGACAAGAAGGTTGTTCAAACCTAGAGTTCCTAAAACACCTGGTGCACTATTGAGATTGCAGAGAGGTGCAAAAGTATCTAGGGCAGGTCAATTAGGTAGACTTGCTAAACCACTTGCCATAGTAGGAACTGGATTAGATTTTATAGGAAGAAGGGCAGAAGGTCAAACTAATGTGCAAGCAGGTGTAGGAGCTGCAGGTGGATTAGCAGGTTCACTTGCAGGTGCTAAGTATGGAGCAATACTGGGCACAGCAGTAGGAGGTCCGATTGGTACAGTGATTGGTGGTACAGGTGGTGCTATCATAGGTGGTCTTGTAGGTGGTAGGTTAGCAGATTTATTTACTGGTGCAAATAGAAGAAGACAATTTGAAGAGGAGAGAACACTTGCTAGAACACAAAGATCATTGTTTGCTGACGCACTTGATGACTTTGATAATGTTTTAGACAAATTAGAAGATCTATCACCAGCATTGGTTTTGAAACGTGATGATGATGAATTACCACCTATAGATTCAAGACCCCGTGTGCCTATAGTGCCACCAAAACCTAAACCTTTTCTTGAAAGACCAGCAGTCAGAAATACAGGGATTGTATTAGCAATTGCAGGTGCTATAGCATTAGCAGTCTTTTCTAGGGGTAAAACAACGAAGGGATCTGAGAAAGTAATTCTTGAACTGATAAAGAAAAAACCAGCATCATTCAAGAAATTACCATTGAAAGAGCAACTTCAAGTGCTTTTCAAAGATGCAAAGAGACAGGATCAACTTACTAGGATGGCAAATAGTCCTTTCTTGACTAAGAGAGGCACTATAGTGCCTGGTCAAAAGGGTGCACCTGCTATAAGTAAGCAAGGAAAGATTGTCAGGAATCTTACAAAAGCAGAGAGAGCAGAACTCAAGGCAAACAAGGCGAACATAGAATTACAGAAGAAAATAAGAAAATTACAAGAGGGCACAATCAGTGATGCTGAACTGGCAAAACTAGAGAATGACCCCATGGCAGGTGAAATCATCAATGAGATAACCAGAGCGACTGGAAAGGGTGTGACTCTTGATGCCACTAAGATGTCAAGGGAGGCATTGACGAAAGTAGAGGCAGCAGTGGCATTTCTAAAAAGAATGGATCCTACATCTAAAAACATTCGATCATTCAACAGGATGTTAGGTGTAGAAAGATCTAGACTTGTAGACAAGATTAGAGCCTTGAGACAATTGAATGAGATATCTCCTAAAAAATCTACTCAAATAAGACTTGAAGATGCTAAGAAGGCATTGAAAATTATTGATGACGCTCTGAAAAAATTTGGACCTAGAGAAATACAGAAGAAGTTATTCAATAATAAAAGATCTTTCGAGAGCCTTGACTTATCAAGTAATAATCTTGGTGGTGATGGCACTAATATTGCTCTTGGAGATCTCTCACCAACAAATAATATATTCCTTATAAATCAGAGAGAGGGTGACAATATAAATGTTACTCAGGATAATGCTCCACCTTCTATGGGCACTGTGAACTTTGATTCTTACTCGGCTATGACTCAAATGGCAATGTTCGACGCATCTCTTACCGCATGAACAAGAATAAAATCTGGACTAAAGGACATGTTATCAAGGAATTCAAAGTATTTCCTGATGATCGTAATGGGGATTATCTTGACATTGGTCTGCAACTAAGTTACATCAAATATTATGAGGATGTTATAGACCCTGCACTACATGTAGAAATAAGTGTGCTAGACGCTCTAGGTATCATCAATAAATTACCTGTTAGGAGTGGGTCAGGAGTCCTATTGAAATATGAGCACCCCAGTCAGGATGGTGAGGTTGAGTTAGAATTAATCATATCCAATATTATAGGTCATACAATCGATAATAAGAAAGAGATATACACATTAGTGTGTGAGACAAAAGCAGCACTATCAAATCATACGACAAGAGTGGTAAAAAAATATACAGGATTAATATCAAACACTGTCAAAGATATAGTGAAGTTGATAGGTGCGAAGGTTGATGTAGACAAGACATCAAATGAGTGTGAGTTCTTTGGTAATTATAGGAGACCGTTCAAATGCATAGCAGACCTATGTAGAAAATCGATACCTACAACTGTATCAAAGGGTAGTGCTAACTCAGGATCTGCTGGATTCTTATTCTTTGAGACTCTGGATGGATATCAATTCAAAAGTATAGACGGTTTGTTCGCTGGAAAACCACAGAAAGATGCTTATAAGATGACACCCTTCAAAGATGGGTTAGATGCCTCTAACAATTTCAAGTTAGCAAGTGAACCAAATTTCAAAGAGAGTCATGATATTATAAAGAAGATGAGAGCAGGGTCATATAGCACTGCTAATTGGTATTACGATATCATAACTCGTAAGGTTCACTTCTATAACTTCAAGTACAATAGTAGTGTAGAAAAAGCAAATGATGAGGATGTGACACCAAAAGATTACAAAGATTTTTATTCTAGAATCATTTTGGGAACTCTTGATCAAGGAACCACAACTCCTAATCCTAAGGGTGTAGATACTAATACACCACAAGATCAAGCAAGGACACAAGCACAAGCATCGGCAAGATACTCTGCTCTATTCTCACAAATGCTTGATATTACAGTTCCTATGAATCTCTCACTTAGGGCAGGTATGATGCTGAAGATCGATTTTCCTAACCTAAATACTGATAGGAGTCTCGCTAAGAACTCACCTGAAAGCGGTAAC